TGTAGGGCGGCGAGGCCAGCGGCTTTTGCTGAATGCTGCTCTGTCCAACTGTCAAAAGCATAGGCAGGCGCTGCCAGAAAGCCTGCGATCAGCAGGGGTGCATACGTGTGCACGCCTTTTTGTCGTGCTCGAAAAGCGGTGATCTTGGTCATGACGGCTCCGCCACAAACCGTCCGGCGGCGCCGGGATGCGGTGTGTTTTATGTATTAAACACTACGTTTAACTGTGTGTCAACGTGGTGTTTAATCTCATTTTGCGGACGAAAAAAAACCCGCAATCGCGGGCGGCTGGGTGTCGAACAGGTCTGGTTTTGGCGTGGACATGAGTGAAGCCCTCAAGATAGCTACGGTGCCAAGGCAGTCTTTTGAGTAACCACCCAAGTGCAATAAACCGCGGATTCCGTCGATCACGTAAGCCGTCTTGTTGACGGGCTCTACGTCGTAGATAGGCCCCCTTTGGCACAGTTTGTTAAGGGGGGCGCCTCGGCACATGTCGCCCTTGCCTGTGCGCAGCCAGATGGCCGAACAGCCTATGTACTGCTCGGCATCAAGCAGCCCGACATCAGAGATCCCGCGGCTCTCCCAGTTTTTAAGCGTTTGCTGGGAGATGTGCATTCGTTTGGCGATTTGATGCGGCTCAGTGAGGTTGTGCAGCACCTTCGCGGCTTCAAACAGTCGGGCAGTTTGTTCGTTCATATCCAATTCTCCCGCGACTAAACACGATGTTTTTACACGCCATGTTTGATTTTTAATTAAACATGGTGTTTAATAGAGCGAACGAACAGGAGCGCCCATCAAATGGACCCCGAAGAATCCAAGCAAATTATTGAAAAGTCAGGCGGCGATATGGCCTTCGCCCGCTTCTTGGGTATCCACGAGACCGCTAGCGCGCAGCAGCGCGTGAACAACTGGAAGCGGCGTGGCATCCCCTCGCAAATCCTTGTCGCTCATTGGGAAAAAATCCAAGAGCTGCGTAAAACCGTGGGGGTTTGATCGTGCCGTTCTCGCCCGCCCTCTCTGCACTTATCAACCACGGTCGCTTGGGTGCTCGCCCGGTCTATCTGCCGCCATTCCAAGGCTGTCCAGCACGACTGGGAGGCCCGCCGTAGGGCCTGAACTATGTCCCGAATCGACTTCAAACGCATCGCCAATGCCGCGCTTGCCCGGGCCGAAATGCTGGTGGCCAGCTGGCTGCCGGGCGGGCAACGCAATGGTGGTGAGTGGCGATCACTCAACCCCTTGCGCGCCGATAACCACGAGGGCTCTTTTTCAGTGTCCCTCGTCAATGGCGCGTGGGGCGACTTTGCGACTGACGACAAGGGCGGCGACCTGGTCGAGCTTTACACCTACATTTTTCACGGGGGTAGCTCGCCCACCGCGCTGCAACGGGTGACTGCGGCCCGTGAGCTGGCCGACTTGTTGGGCATCCCCGATGCTGTTCCGGCTCGAGAAGGGCAAGCGCATCAGGGCCCATCTGCTCCCCGCCAGGGGGTGGCGCCTGAGCCTGCCCCGCGCGAGCGGCGATCGAGCTGGGTGCCCGTACTGCCGGTGCCCGACGATGCCCCCGCGGCTCCTGCTGCCCATGAGTTTCGCGGTCTGCCAGTCATGTCGTGGCCGTATCGCGACGCGGCCGGCAAGCTGCTGGGCTATGTGCATCGGTTTGTAGCAAGCGACGGCGGCAAAGAGGTGATCCCGCTCACCTACTGCCGCAATATCAAAACCCAGCGCATGGCGTGGCGCTGGATGCAATGGGACGAACTGCGCCCCCTGTACGGCCTTGACCGCCGTGCTGCCCGGCCAGATGCCACCGTACTGATCGTCGAAGGCGAGAAGTGCGCCGATGCCGCCGCGCTCGAGCTGCCCGATCTCGTTGTGATGTCTTGGCCCGGTGGGGGCAAGGCCGCTACCCGTGCGGACTGGTCACCCCTGGCCGGTGCAAAGGTGATCACCTGGGCAGATTGCGACGCCAAACGTAAAAAGCTCACCCGCGAGCAAGTGAACGACGGAGCTGACCCGCACGCGCAGCCGCTGTTGGATGAAGCTGACCAGCCCGGTGTCAAGACTATGCGGCAGGTGCGCGAGATCCTCGCTGGCCTTGACTGCCGCCAGTGGGACGTGGCTATTCCAAAGCCGGCCGAAAAGCCGGACGGGTGGGACGTAGCCGACGCGATTGCCGAAGGCCTCACCGGCGCTGCCCTGGCCGACTGGATGCGCGATCGCCTCATCGCTTGGCCCTTAGTGCTGGATGCGCCCGAAAGCCCTCCTGACGCTGCAGAAGCTGCGCCGGCCGACGAAGACAAGGGTGAGGCTAAGCAAAAGGGAAAGAAGGCTCGCTATGAGAACGGCGATTGGCGCTGGAATCTTAAGCACGACGACAAAGGCAACCCTACCGGCTGCCTTGCCAACGTGCATGACGTGATGATCAACCGCGGTGAGTGGCAAGGCCTGCTTGCGTATGACGAATTTGCGCAGCGCATCGTCAAGCTACGGCGGCCGCCGTACACCGGCTTCGAAGAAAACAACGAATGGACGGGCGTGGACGATTCGCGCACGGCGATCTGGATCACGCACGAAGAGCAGATCGCCCCCACGTCCGCCACGGTGGCCGAAGCCATTGAGGTGCTCGGCCGCATCAACCCAATTCACCCCGTGCGGGACTATCTCAAGTCGCTGCCAGCCTGGGACGGTATCGAGCGGCTGAATCATTGGCTGGTCGACTACATGATGGTGCCGGACTCGGAGTATGTCCGCAAAGTCGCGCGCTACTACCTGATAGCCATGGTTGCGCGGGTGATGAATCCCGGCTGCAAGTTCGATTACTGCCTGGTGTTGGAGGGCGAGCAGGGCCTCAAGAAATCAACAGCCCTGTCAATTCTTGCGGGCGAATGGTTCGCTGACACCGACCTTGACCTGCACAACAAAGACGCCATGAGCGCCCTGCAGGGCGTCTGGCTGCACGAATTCCAAGAGCTGGGGGCCTTGGCTCGCACTGAAGCGACCAAGCAAAAGAGCTTCCTGTCACGGGCCTTTGACAAGTACCGCCCGGTGTATGGCAGGCGTGACATCAAGGCCTTCCGGCAGCTCGTCTTTGCTGGAACGACCAACGAGTGGGAGTGGAACAAAGACCCAACCGGCGGCCGGCGATTCTGGCCCGTGTGCTGCTCAGACGAACTCAATCTGGAGGGCTTGAGGGCCGCACGTGATCAGCTATTCGCAGAGGCGCTGGTGGCCTTCCAGGCCCGCGAACGCTACTGGCCGGAGCGAGATGAGCAAAAGGCCCTCTTCGACCCTGAGCAACTGCGTCGTGAGGCCCCGGAATCGCTTGTCGATGCACTGCACGACTGGGTGTATCTGCAGGTGGCCGACTTCTCGGGTGCTCAGGCGGCCATGGACGGCCTCAAGCTCGATGCATCAAAGCTCACTCGCGATCTCACCACGCGCATCGGCATTGCCCTGCGCAAACTAGGCTGCACCCGCGTTGAAAAGCGCAATGGCATGATTCGGTATTGGTACAAGCCCCCCGTCAGAAATGGGGCCACGTTGCACACGAATCAGCCGACTGAGCTATCCTCGCCGGAATTGCCGCCCTCTACCCCCATTGGAGGGCGACATAATGCGCCATTCTGACCGCGCAGCCCTTCCCAACGTGGGGAAGGTTAGGAGCAGGTTGGGAAGTTGGAAACCCGCGCTGGGCTTGGGTCTTCCTAACCTTCCTAACCTTCCTAACCTGTTTCTCTCACGTGTACACGTGTGCACACACACATGCAGGTGCGGGGGCGGGTGGGCGTGCCTGCGCGTGCGCACGCACGCACTCACCCCTACATTTACGTTAGGAAGGTTAGGAAGGTTAGGAGAGGGCAGCAGGCGCGCGGGTTTCCAGCTTCCCAACCTGTTCCCCACCTTCCCAACCTTGGGCAAGCACGGTGGCTGCCGTGGCTGATCTCAACCGGATGCGTGCCGATTGGGATGCCGTGTTCCCCTGCCTGGATAGCCTGGGCTGGTCTGCCCAAGAGCTGGTCGCCCTGCGGGAGCAGGCCGCTGCGGACATGGCTTCCGGCAACCTGGCCGTTATCGAGGCCTGGGCAAAGTGGCTATCCGATACGCGCCGGAACTTGGCTGGCCGCGCCTGCATCAACTGCGCCCACCTCACCCGCTCTGGCAAGTCCGATGGTCTCTGCGGCAGCGGACGGCCTGACCTCGCCTTTGCTTTCTCCTCTGGCCATCCGTTGCGCCGTCTCCCTCTCGATAAGGGCGTTAGCTGCACGCACTTTCTGGATACCCACTCATGACCGCAATCTCCCTGAGCATCAAGCACAACTGGCCCGATGTAGAGCGCCAACTGGCCCGCCTGCAGAAAGACATTGGCGACAAGGCCGTGGTCCGCGCACTCAACGCGACGATCAAGCAGGGCGAGACAGCGATGGCGCGGCAGATCAGTCTCACGTACCGCATCAGTCAGTCCGTGGTCAAGCAGCGCCTGAGCGTCACGCGTGCGCGGCGCAACGGTGGCCGCCTTGAGCTGCAGGTGACGCTCGAGGCCACGCGCAAGGGGCGCGGCCGATCAATGAACATGATCGCCTTCGTCACCACGGCAGCTCGACGCCTCAAGACTGGCAAGCGCAACCAGACCAAGCTGCAAGTACGGCGTGACGGCGGCCGCAAGCAGGTCACTGGCGCATTCATCGGCAACCAAGAGCGCACCCTGTTCATCCGCACGGGCAAGGCGCGGCTTCCAATCGAGCCCGTCAATACCATTGACGTAGTGCAGATGTTCAACACCCGCAAGATCAGCGCAGCCGTCCAGACCGTTCTCCTCGACCGCTTTGCGATTAACTTCACCCGCGAGCTGAAGGTAGTCCTTGGGGGGTTCGCCCGGTGACCACCCCCGCTTCATGGGTCCTTCCCGGCCCCCCCTCACACGGCGCGAGACGAT